GAGCTGCATTATCAGCTTTATACAAATTAAGATCTGTTTTTAATAAGGTCTCAAAATCAATTTGTTCAACAGGATCCATCTCTTTATAATGTTTACTATAAATAGATTTGTTATTTCTTAAACCATCAACAACCTCTAATATATCTTTGCCCTGAAACTCCTTAGCAATTTGCTCTGACAAATAATTGTTTTTAACTATTTTTAAACGATTTTTGTGCAATTCTAACAACTCATTAGGTTTGGTACTAAACTTATATGAGTTTTGCATTGCCACAGTTTCTGAAGCATTTATATATTCTTTAATTGCAGCAGCACTAACTCCAGGATTATTTCTTAAAAATTCATCAAAATCTTTTGACGCATTAATTCCATATTGTTCAGATTCAACTATAGACCTTTCTTCTGCTTTTTTATTGAGTAATGCTAATGCTGTTTGATATTTGTTAGTTGCAATATTAGTTGCTTGGTTGCCATAAGCAGAAGCAATCTCTGGATCGATTTGACTAAAGAATTTAATTTGCCCTTGTATGGGAGCTTGTAATTCGTTTAATATTTCTTCACGATTAGTTAGCTCATTGCGATCAACTCTAGCAATAACATCACTAAAATGTGCATGCAATTCATTTTCTAATACACCAGCTGTTTGTTGCGCTGTTGCTTTTTTTAAAGCAGCATTATAATCCATGCCACCTGTTAATATGCCTTGTAGCGGATCCGTCCCAGAAGCTATTGATGCGTCAATTCTGTCTTTAGTGATTGGATTAGAAATAGTATATTTAATTGCCTGTTCTTGTGCATAATCGGTTGCAAGAGATCCAGTCACTTCTGATGCAAATTGTAAGAATTGCCCAATACGCTGATTTGTTTTTTGCTGTTCCTGAATATCTACATATTGCAACGAAGGCGCATCAGTTAATTTAATATTTCCAGATTCGTAAATAGGTAGTGCCATTATTTCGGTACCCTTGTTTGTTCATAAGCATAAATGCCCTTACCAGCACCAATCATTAAATCATAATATGATCCAGTTGACGCTGACTCTGCTGCTGTGCTTAACATACTAGCTTGTGCATCACCAAATGTTTGTCCAACCATATTGTTGTATTGAATATCATAGATATCTGTACCTAAACGTTTACCCCCTACAGTTTGTGCAAGCAACGCTGAACCAGACAATCCAGAAACGCCACCAGAATACCCATAAGCCATAGCGCCTCCTTGTGCCTCTAAATATTTTCGATACGCAAGATTACTTTGCCTTGTTGCATCTAATTTTAATTTTTCATTTTTAGCTTTTAATTCTAACGCTTGCATTCTGTACATAGCAGACTGAGCTTGTCCAGATTGATATGCTTGATATCCTTGTAAAACTGATGTTCCAGCACTAATCAATGACATGTATGGTTGAATAGCACTAAACGCAGATGTAAGCCCACCCATTAATCCACCACTACTAGCCAAACCTCCACCAAGAGCTGCTGGGGTAGTAAATATTGCTGGCGTAGCAATAGCGCTTGCTATTGGAGCTGCTGCTGCTGCGGTAAATACAGGGGCTGCTGCCATAGAGGCAACTGCACTTGATCCAAATGCGGTTCCTGCTGCTGGTGCGACTGCTGCTCCCATAATTACGTTCCTTGATGTACTGACAATTTATATTCTAACCCTAATAATGTAAACTTCAACGGCGCGTTCTGTGTTACCGTAATTTGTCCTTCATTATTATAACCTAATATACCATGTAAAGTCTTTGTCCCAGTAAACTCTGGTACAGGATCATCTAGTGCGTCAGCACCTAATGATCGAATGGGTAACGGATTCCCATTGATAACTAAATTTTGTGTTTCATAAAGCAAGGCATTAACCTCAACAATACGTTTCTTAAACCCAATACGTGTACCTGTTTGTATTTTTAAATCAACAGGCATTGTTTTTACTTCAACACTAATTGGTAATCCTACTTCTGATGATGTTGCAGGTGGATTAACAAATGTTACCGCACTGTCTGCAACTTGATTTAATTCTACATACCCATCTGATATAACATTAACTGTTGCACCATCAACATGAGACATATCTAAGCTTAACGCTGTTGTGCCTTTTACACCTGAATCTGTTAAATATGTATTGTCAAAAACTTCTACATAATATTTATCAGTACCATTATCATCTCTTTTTACAATGGTATAAATATCTGTAAGGTCTACACCAACATCAATAAAACTACCTACGGTAGTAAATTCTGAAGGGGCAATAACATTTTGCAAACGCAATAAAGAAAATGCAACTATGGTTCCATCTGATTCATTTATGATTAATAGTAAATCGTTTTCATCTGTAGCTACAGCACGGCGTATATCCATGCGTGTTGGATTTTTAAGCAAATGTCCTGACAGCAATGAAATCTTAGAAGTAATATAGGTTAATTGTGTATCTGAATAAGCAATCTCAGATAAAGCCTTTCCTTGTCTTTGTACAAACAATATTCCCGATTCTAGCGGCTTGACTCGCACTCCTTCTTTACATCCATTACGTGATGTAGTAGATAAGAAAAAGTCTGTTGGAGTAATTGGGGTTAATCCTTCTTGCGGAACATAGAACTCACCTCCCGTAGTAAACACTTGCAAATCACGACCACTAATAATATCAACGATAGCATTAAAAGTATTAGTATCAAGAGTAGCTTCAACAGCGTCATCATCTAATCCTTCCACGGCTTCAAAATCAAAAAATAGTCCTACTTTAGAACCCCATATAGTAGACGGTCTAGATTGTGATCCACCAAAGAATAAACGTCCTTGATGAAATGTAACTGTTCTAGGCCATCCTTTTGTAGCCGACCATACATCCTCATATCCTGTTTCTAATTCCCAATCACCACTTGCAATAGCTGATGTATCAAAGAATGGAAATTCTGCAACTGCATTAACAACAGTTGAGCTAATAAACTTTACAATCTTAGCTCGTCCTTGCGGACTAGCATTAATATATTGTCCAACATGACCACTAGTAAATACGCCAGTAGATGCTGTTAATGTAATTTTGCCAGATACATCACTTGGTGTAAGTGTAGCAGCTGGATTGCTTGTAGCTATAGTAAATGCGTATTGTGGCACAGAGTCAAACGTAATGTTTGATATTGTCCAAGAGCTATCTGATGCGCCACGAACAATTTTTATTGGTCTTTGATCCTCATGCACTATAATTAATGTATCAGCAGATTGTGTCCATACAAGATGGTCCATGTGTGTGCCAGTTAAACCAAACCCTGTTGTATCTAAATAATCATTGCCAGAAGCATTAATGTTAGTAATAAGCGCTTTGTTTTTATATACATACATTCTGTTTGTAGTGAATGCAAGCATATAGCTGTCATCTGTTGAAAACTCAAATGAAATTAAACGCACGCCATCTGCTGGGGTGCCACCAAGTTCATTAATAAATTTAGTACCAGGTCTTCTTGTTACACCGCCTTGTGGTTGACATATAACGTTCTTAGCTTTTTCAAGTGCATTTTCATAAGCCTTTAAATCAACCCTTGCTCTAGCAAGCGGATCTAATTCACCTGTAGTAAAGTTAGTTTGTATGCTAACAAATCTAGCCATTAATATCTCACATCAATTAACGAGAAATCTTGTATTGCGTTAGTTGGCTCTCCTTGCCCATCAATGTTCATTGCTTGTCTCATGTACCCACCTCGACCGTTTTCTCCTGGTGTACCTTCAGCTACTTGTTGCCAATATTGAGATTTTTCTGTTTGGTCGGTAATTGGACTAGCTAAATGCCATGCCATTTGATATTTTAATAGTTGAACAAAAAAATGAGGTAACGCATATTCAGGTACATTGTATTGATAATCAACATAAACTAATTCATAGTTAGTTAATATTTTCTGTCCTTGAATTGTGTATTCCCTTCTAGGAACTGCATAAGTGCTACTTGTATCATATAAAGCACGTGGCCTGCCAATCATGTCTGATGGCATTTGATACTCATACTTGTATTCATTTGTTGGAGTCGTAATTAATCTTGCTAACTGCACTTTTTTAAATGAAAAAGTCCATGGATAACTCGCTAATGTTTTAATTTTAACATCAGGATAAAGTCGATCACAAATATTAGATTCGTCTGTTCCTTCTGTAAAAGACGAGATTGGACTTGCCCCTAACATTAAGAGCGCATCAGAACATATTTTTATGTCGGTATCACCTGTTGCCATTTATTATCTCCAAATGTGCAAATAGACGGAGGATCGCTCCCCCGTCATTCGCATTTATTACTACTACTTAGTCAGCATCAGCTACTGAAATAGCTGTACCGTCTGATACGTCAACGACACCAGACGCATTTGATAATACTACTACCATGTGCGCTGCTGGGGTTGCTGTATCCCATAAGTAAATCATGTCGCCTACTTTTAACAATGTTGAAGCATCATTAAAGTAACCAGCAGTATTTACTGTTGCTACTGCATCAGCAGATTTGTATGTCCACATTTGTGGAGCATCACCAGCTTTGGATTGACCACCCGCAGCCGCTAAACCATCTTTATCATAAGCCATTACTATATCTCCTTATCTTAAGATTCACGACATGTGAGTTGAACAATACCTTCGGCATCGATTGCAACTGCTGCAGCAGAAAGTAAACTGTTTACTAAGTAAGAAGTTTTTTCTGGTACATAGTTGATCTCTGTCTTAGGACCAAGACCTTCAGCATAACCAAGCGCCTGTTTATGGAATGCCCAAACAGTTCTATCTAAAGAACCATCAACAGCAAGACCACCTTCAGTACGGTCGCCAAGTACATGGAATTTGAAACCTAAGAAGGTGTCAACTTCGCCAGATACAAGAGCTTTAACTGTATTGAAGTCAGATGATGTTACAGAGGTTTCTGAAAGTAAAGAAGCTAAAGAGTTAGCATGAATAACCATGTGACGATCCGATGGAGGAACGTTACCTTTGTCTAACAATTTTTTAGCTTCACGTAGTTTAGCTACGTTTAAGTTTGTGTCAGTACCACCAATGTCATTAGAAACTGTTAATGATGTTGATGATGCTGTTAGTGCATCAATAATAAGTTGATCTTGACGGCGACCAATAGCGTTCGCTAAAACTTGAACTAACTCTTGTCTTTCATCAAAATTAACTTTTTGTTGCATGAAGATGTCAGAATACTCTGCAGCATTCCAATCTTCTAGTGTTGCTGTTACTTGTGAAAAATCCACATTTAATGGAGTAACGTCAGTTTGTGGTACACGTAATGTAGCCACACCTTTACCCACTTTAGGGAATTTCACAGTAGAACCTTCAACGCCTCGTCTCATGCGTGTAGCACCAACTAATTGTGACTTAGCTTGGTACGCCTGTTTAACTTCGGCATCAAAGAGGGTAACAAAAGCTGGGGATAAACCGATAGCCATGTTTTTTCTCCTTAAGAAATTAATAAATAAATTAAATTAATCGCTTTGGTATGCCAGAGAACTGGGCCTGTGCTTGCTATTTACGATAGCCATTCGACAAGATTACTTGCGTTAAGGGTTGCAAACAGAATAGATGCAATATGCCTTATCCCAAGTTTTAACATAGGATAAGGCAGTGTGCAATAGATTTTTAGATATATTTACTGACTAAAGTTTTGAGCAAATGCTCTTTCAACTTGTTTTCGGTATGCTGGATCAGTTTGATATCGTTCATCACCGACCATAGCATATAGTTCTTCTTTAGAAGGCGCACCCTCAACAGGTGCAGATTCAACAGGTACACGTCCTTCGTAAGATGCTCTAAGTTTTTCTAGTGCAGCAATACCGCGTGCAGTACCGCCCATAACTTTAAATTCTTCAAAGTCATCTTTTGACCAAACACCTTTATTTACTAAACCAGATGCCCATTTAACCATACCATTAATACGTGCGTCAGCATTTGGCCCTAAAGCCTTGCGCTCTTGCTCTAAATTAATACTATAGTTTTCTGCTTGATTTTGATTCATTTCGACAACTTGACCAACAAGCTGGTCTAAAGCTGCTTGACTAATTTGATTCTCAGATGCCCAGTTCATTACATGTTGTCTAACTGGATCATCTTCAGGAGTGTTGCCAAAAGCAGAAGCGTCATATTTGCCATCTGCTGGAGCTTTATGTTTTCCTTGTGAGATTTGTTTTCTTAAATCAGTCCAAGATTTTGCAATTGCTTCTAAGTCAGGTTCTGCTTCTTCTGCCTTCCAAAAGTTTTCGGGCCACCAATCTGGTCTTTCTAATGGCTCGTCATCTTCTTCTTGTGCTTTGACTTCAGCAGGATCCCGATGATCTATTTCTACTTTTTGTGTATCTTCTGAGCTGGCTTCCTCAACTTCTGTTGTTGCTCCATCGAGTAGGCCAGTCGACTCTTGAGTTTCCTCTTGAGCGCTAGGCTCGATTGTTTCTTCGCTCATTATAATTTCCTTGCTCTAATTAACCTTGCTTCTAAATCTCTTAGTATACTATTCTGTCCTTCACGATAGTAAGCATAACTTGAGTCGCTTCCTGGCAAGGCTACAGGTTGCTCTAATACAGACTGGCGTAACCATTGCATTAGTTTTTGTCCGTCTTCAT